ATAATAAATTCAAGAAAGAAAATCGTCTTATACTGAAAGATGATATACAGATAAAACAAGGTATTAATGAATACGGAATGAAATTAAAGACAATCAAGTAGCAAATATTTTCCGTGGTATATTAAAAAGGGCATGAAATCATGGCTAAAAAAGTCGGCAGACCAAAGAAAGCAACCACCGCTGTAAAGGCAAAGCGTCCTGTTGGTCGCCCCAAAATAGAAATCAATCTGGATGAGCTTGAAAGATTGAGTGCCTTGAATTGCACAATGCCTGAATTAGCCGCTTATTTCAGAGTTCCATTAAGAACCCTAGAAGATAGATACACCAATGACCCAGATATAAGGGCTACCATCAATCGTGGCAGAGAGGTGGGCAAGCTATCGGTTCGCCGTAAGCAAATGCAGATTATGAACGATATGAATAGTGCCACTATGGCAATCTGGCTTGGCAAGCAACTGCTTGGTCAGAGAGACAAGCACGATGTAATTACTGAAGATAGAGGCGAGACAGCCTTGAACGAAGCATTTTCAGTCATAGAAGATATGGTTCGGAATAAAAAAGATGACTAGCGTTAATATGTTTAATTGGACCCTTAGTTATCTTTCAAGCGTTGCGGGTGAATTTACAACATTGGCAGATGGCGGCAGATTATTTTGTTGGGGAGGAAGGGGAGGCAATTATTGGCTTAATCTAATAAAAGATGATGATGGGAATCCGCATGTGATGATTTATGCTTGCGCTGACCCAGATAACTTGCTTTTCCCAGTTATAGGGTATTGTGTTTATCACGATGTAAATTATGAGATTGATGACAGCTTGTCGAAAGAATTAGGCTGAATCGAAAAATATTAATCGTCAGGTTTTGAAAAATAAGTTTTCTATGTAAGGCTGTAAATTGCCATCGTCAAAATTGATAGTTTCAAAATTAACATGAAGCACAAAAAAACAATCGTGAGTTCAAAGGATGAATGTTCAGGTCGTGAAGCAAGATAAACTGCAGTATTTGCAAAAATTATCTAGTTCATTTGTTGATGAAGAAAGCTACGCGTTCAATAGTTTTGTAAAGTGGGCGGGTTCTGCAAGACAGAAGCAAATGGCACCCAAGGGAGATTGGTCTGTTTGGTTGATATTAGCTGGTCGCGGATGGGGGAAGACCAGAACAGGCGCACAGGACATATCTGCCTATGCCATGGCAAACCCTAACGTAAGATGCGGTGTTGTTGCGCCAACAAGAGGTGATTTGAGGCGAGTTTGTTTTGAGGGTCCGTCTGGGCTTTTGACCAGTATACCTAGAGAGTGTTTATGGCAGGGTGATGGGAACGCCTATAATCGCTCCGCTATGGAGATAAAGCTATGGAATGGCTCTATCATACAGGGTTATGCGGCAATCGAGCCAGACCGCCTTCGTGGTCCGCAGTTCCATAGGATATGGGCTGATGAATTGGCGGCATGGAGATACCCAGAGGCTTATGACCAGATGATGTTTGGTTTGCGTCTTGGCAAAAGACCACAGCTTATAATAACCACAACCCCTAGACCTACACAGATTATTAGCAGTCTTGTGCGTAGAAAAGATAAAGATGTTCATTTGACCAGTGGTAATACCTTTGAAAATCATGAAAATTTAGCTGAATCTGCACTAAGGCAATTAGAAGAACGATACGCTGGAACAAGATTAGGTAGACAAGAGCTTTACGCAGAGCTTTTAGAAGATATTGAAGGAGCTTTATGGTCTTACAAAGGGCTAGATGAGACAAGAATAGACAAAGAAGATGTGCCAGAGTTTAATAGAATTGTTGTGGCAATTGACCCTGCTGTTACCAATAACGAAGATTCAGATGAGACAGGCATAATTGTTGCTGGGATTGGAGTTGACCGAAGGTACTATGTAATTGATGATGTTTCTGGTAAGATGACACCAGATGGTTGGGGTCGTACAGCTATTGAGATGTATTATAAATACAAAGCTGACCGTATCGTGGCTGAAGTTAATAATGGTGGTGATTTAGTAGAAAGGCTGTTAAGGAATATTGACGATGCTGTTCCCTATACTCCTGTAAGGGCTTCAAGAGGCAAATTGGTAAGGGCAGAGCCTATAGCCGCCCTTTATGAGCAAAAGAAGGTATCTCATATTGGTGTATTTAAGCAACTTGAAGAACAGCTTTGTTCTTTTTCCGCTGGCAGTAGCAAATCACCTGATAGACTTGATGCTCTAGTCTGGGCGTTGACAGAACTGAGCCAATCCAGTGGGACGGCTACTTGGAGAATCACATAATGGCTGGCATCAAAGATTTTTTTAATTTCTTCCAACAACCTACAATGCAGACCAAAGAAGCACCACAGGTTGTTTTAAGCACAACAAACACCACTCACTACAGGCGGGATAACTATGAAGCCTATGCAGATGAGGGCTATAGGCAAAACGCTATTGTGTATCGTTGTGTTAATGAGATTGCCAATGGCGCGGCCTGCATTTCATTCAAAGCATACCAAGGAGATAGACAGTTAGACCAGCACCCTATACTATCTTTGCTTAACCGCCCCAATCCTATGCAAGCAGGGGTCGAGTATTTCCAAGCTGTATATTCATATTTGCTTTTGTCAGGTAACAATTACGCAATTCGGTCAGATGTAGCGGGTGAGGTGCGTGAGCTTTACCTATTGAGGCCAGACCGTGTAAGAGTTAAGCCAAGCAAGACAACAACGCCAGAGGGTTATGAGTATGTAATCAATGGCAAGGTTGTCAAAACGTATGATTCAAACCCGCTTACTGGTGAGGCGGAAGTTAAACACATGAAACTCTACAACCCATTAGATGATTTCTATGGGCTATCCCCGCTTATGGCGGCGGCAGTAGATATTGATAATCACAACGCTATCAATAAGCACAACATCAGCCTTCTTAACAATGGGGCAAGACCAAGCGGTGCTATTGTATTCAAACCAACTAGCGATAGGGGTATGCCTATCCAGTTAAGTGATGGTCAACGTCAACAGCTACAGGATGATTTAGATGTTAAGTTTAAGGGTCCAGCTAATGCGGGTCGCCCACTCTTATTGGAGGGGGATTTTGATTGGCGCGAAATGGGTCTTAGCCCTAAAGACATGGATTTTCTGCAACAGAGAAACATGGCGGCAAAGGATATCGCTTTGTGTTTTGGGGTTCCAAGTCAACTTATTGGGATTCCAGATTCGCAGACGTATGCGAATGTCCAAGAAGCAAGACTCGCGCTTTACGAAGAAACGATAATTCCATTAGCCAAGCGCATACAATCTGATTTGAATGAGTGGCTATCACCGATGTATGGTGATGATATTTATATTGAGTATGATTTTGAGGCAGTGCCAGCAATGGTAGAACGCCGCAGACGCATCTATGAAAACGTAACGCAAGCAGTCCGCGAGGGCATCATTTCTCGTAACGAAGCAAGGGAACGGTTAGGGCTAGAGCCAATTACAGGAGGTGATGATGTCTATATCGCGGCTAATCTCTTTCCACTTGGAACCACAGAAACCGCACCAGCCGAAGGACAGGAGGCCGAACAAGATGGTAAAGATGCTTATGGCATGGATGAAGAAGCTAAACAGGAAGTTGAAAAAGACGTATTTACAACTGAAGGTGAGGCTGAAGATAGGGCAGAGCAAATAGGTTGCGTGGGTACACACTCACATGAAACAGCCAATGGCACAGTCTTTATGCCATGTGAATCACATGATGATTATGACCGCTTAACCAGTGAGGTTCTTGATGATGATGCAAAGGCAGAGAGTGATGTTGACACAACGCCTACAGAATCAATGGCGAAAGAGGCTGAACGCGGCCTTGCCATGCGTAAAGAGTTCAACAGAGGCGGAACAGAAGTCGGAGTTGCAAGAGCAGTCCAACTTGTCTCAAGAGAAAGGCTCTCACCGAGAACAGTAAGACGTATGCACAGCTTCTTTAGTCGCCATGAGGTAGACAAAAGAGCCACAGGCTTTAGGCAGGGCGAAGAAGGTTATCCAAGTGCAGGGAAAATTGCGTGGCTCTTGTGGGGCGGTGATTCAGGTCAAACATGGGCGAGGCGCAAAGCGGCGGAACTAGACAAAGAGCGTGACGGCAAAAATGAAGCAATAGACATTATGCTACAGGAAAGCCCAATAGCGCACAGCGAGTTAGACCAAA